TTATCTTCATCAGCAATGTCTGTAACCGCAACAGAACCTGTGCCAGATAAGGCATCAAATTCTATTGTACCGTCAACATCTAGATCACCGTTAAAGTCTGCATTGCCCGATAGAGTTAGCGCCACGAAAGTTGGACTATCACCTGTAGCAACACCTTGGTTTAAAGCCTTAACAGACCCGATAGAAGTCAACTCACTATCCATTAGTGCGCCTGCGGCGGTGACATTAGCTGTGTCCGTTACATCTGCACTTGCTTCAATACCGTCAAGCTTAGTACCATCAGTAGCTACATCACGACCATCTACTGTGCCACCTACTACAATATTACTTGCAACAGTAAGTGTAGAAGCCATGTCAACAGCGCCATCTATATCTACAACATCAAGATTTGTAGTACCGTCAACATCTAGATCACCGTTAAAATCTGCATTGCCCGCTAGAGTCAACGTAGAAGCCATATCAACAGCGCCATCTATATCTACAACGTCTAGATTTGTAACTCCATCAACGTCTAGATCACCATCAATATCTACAGTTCCTGAGAAATCTCCTGTAGCGGCATCAAGCTCACCGCTTAATGTAATGTTAGTAGCGCCTGTGACTGCGCCGTTAAGTGCTACAGCGCCATTAATATCAACTGTTGTAGCAGCTATTTGAATTTCTGTATCGGCAACAATGTCTAACTGACCATCGGCGCTAGAATTTATAAATATAGCACTATCACGAAATTGTACTTTATCATCTGTAGTTACTGATATATCTGTTCCGCCAGTAGTATTACCGTTGGCAAGAACCTCAGGTAAAGTGTCTGAAGTAGCGACTTGAGAATCTACATAGGCTTTAATTGACTGTTGGGTGGCAAGTTTAGTAGCACTGTTAGAGGACATGTTGTCTTCATCAAGTATGCCTGTTACCGTAGTAGAGTCAGCTCCTTTTAAGGAAGCAAATGTAGTAAGTCCAGTTATAGTAAGAGTACCCGCAGACATAGTGACAACGTGATCTACAGCCTCAACTACATTGGTCCCATCACAGAACAACAACATAGTCTTACCGTTAGGAACAGCGATACCAGTTCCACTTGCTGTTTTTAATGTAGCTGCTTGACCAGAGGAGTTCTTTACAATATATGTTTTAGTAGCAGCGGGACATACTACAGAAGCCGCACCACTTAAAGAGCTTCCAGTATCAGTAAGAGATAACATTGCACATCGTGATTCAGAAGTAGTACCGTTTGCGGTAGTTAATGTGTGCGCATTGTTTGACCAACTATTAATAGTAGCCAAGCCAGCAACGGACTCTTCAATCATCTTAGTAATGTTGTCGTTTACTACCGTGCCCCACGTCCCGCTAAGTTCGCCCTGTACGGGTAAGGCTAGTTTTAATATTGTAGTGAATCCAGTTGCCATTTAATTAACCTCAAGCTATCCGTATGATAGCGGTGTTTTTATCCGCTGTAGGAAAAGTTACTGTAAAAGTACTATTGTTAGTTTGTTTATCTACTCCAAAATCTAGCACTGCTACAGCGTTATTACCAGTACCTGATGACCTATATATTAACGCGCCTCGCGCTGTTATAGTTGAGCTAGGCCATGTTACTGTTGAAAAACTTACATATGCTGTTGTATCTGTAGACGTAGGGTTGGTATTTATACTAAGGGTTTCACCCCCTGCTGTATACCCTGCGCCCGAAGCTTCACTAGTGTTAGAATACGCCGTAGTAGTAGCATCTAAAGATGCAGCAGAAGTAAACAAAGCTATTTTAAATACGTCGTTTGTATTAGCACTAAAGTCCATCTCCCCATCAAGAAGAGATACTTTAAAAGAAGTACATAATGTTTGCGTTAGTGCCATCTATACTACCTTATGTTGGAGAGACTCTGTATTGTCCAGAACGATACACATCTTCTCGTAACTTGCCATCACCCATGTTTTTAAGTAGTCCCATAGATAAAGCATACATTTTTTCATAGTTAGCTATTATGTCTGGCTCACCTTTCATAAACCTTATGGCTTCTACTAATGCTCCATTTAATAGCGCAGAGTCAAAGTTTGTACCTAACCAAGTAGTATTTGCTGTAACTATAGATGCAGGGTAATACCCGTAAACATGTTCTATTTCATAATTAGCATCAGGTGTTGGAGCAAATTCTAACTTAGTATCGCTATAGTAAGCATAAAATTTTGGCGCTCCATAGTGAGCATTAGTGTTAATTGGGTATGCTTCACGTAAAAAATTAACATCTTTGTTTAATAAGTAGGTATAAGTACCACTACTTATAATAGCTAGGCTATACGTATACAAATAATCGCTAGGTAAAGTATATAACTTATTTGTTTGGACCACTGGCCCTTCATCTACTTTACGGAGTGCAGGTAGTTGTACACCATTATATATCTTTTGTTCTGCTTGTTGAGTAAACATAGCAAGCTGGTCGTTCGTGAAACTAGTCTCACAAATGTCTTGAATGTTAGTTTTTAACTCAGTGTAATTCATGCGTTAGCCCATTGGCCCTCTAGCGTATATACCTTTAGTTGCTGCTCCAGTGCCACGCACTTTAACTTTACGGTTGGTAGTTGCTTTAACTGGCCCACCGTTTTTATACTTAGACATCTTTTTAAAATCTTCGCCAGAAATTTTACCATCTTTATTCTTATCTAGCTTATGTTGTTTGCCTTTAAGTGCCATGTTACGTTTCCTTATGAAGTTGTTACAGTTACGTCCCCTACAGCTCCAACAGCTTGAAGAGGATTGGGTGTTAAATTGTAAGGGTTTGCGCCCCCACCAACAGGGTTCCAACCCCAGTATATATCTCGACTACTATTGTCTCCTGACTCACCTAAACTACGATCTGGCCTAGGGTCACGTATTGCTTGTGGATCATCTACTGGAAACTCTCCTAATTTTAATTGAGGGTGGTCAGGGTCCCAACATTCAATACAAGCCTTTAAGTTTGTATCTCTACCTTTTACAACTAAGTTACGCAACTCACGTAGCTTGTACTGAAACCCACAAACATCACACTCTGCTATGGCTATCTTATTAGAAGCAAATCTGTTGCTCATTATTGATAACTCATGCGTGGAACAAACCTAGCTGAAGTCTTTTCTCTGTCCTCTGCTGCGGCTAGTTCAAATTGTTCTTCGTACATGGCTTTTAACATAGGAACGCGGTCTATAGCTTCAGGTAATTTAAGAGATATATAATAAGCTAGCCCCGCTACTAAGCAAGGAAAAAATCTAAAATTCATATCCGCAGTCTGTACACCACTACCCGCGTCTTCAATACGTCTCATTCTCCAATAATATAATTTATAATCATTGTTATCTGGTAGAGGCCATACATGAAACTTAGGGTGGTCACGAAGGCGTTCTATATAAATTTGAATTGGTCTACCTTGTGTTAACTTGTTAGGTATTGACGCGTACGTACTTACACTTATACGACTTATAGTAAGATCAGACTGAGTAGCTGTATTACCTTGATTAGTGCGTATTTGTTGTTCTAACAAGTCTATGGTATCGGCAGGTAGGTCATAAGCAGTAGTTTGACCTTTTACGAGGTCTACAGTCCCACTATCTATGGTCCACATGTTAATTCCACGATTTTGCCACTCTATAGTTAGCAAATTCATAGACCTTCTAGCAGTTCTTAGATCATACCCTGAACGCATCTCGCGCCCTGCGCGTTCAAATGCTTCTTCAGCAATCTCCGTGAACTCCATGTTAAATGCGGTAGTGCCTGATGTAGCCATTATTTACCTACTTTTTTCATAGCATCTTTGTGAGCTTCAGTAAAGGTTCTTCCTGTTTTCATAGCTTTTTTCATTTCAGACATATGTTTCGCGCTATGGTGTACAGAATGTTTTTTAAGTGTCTCTTTCTGTCGTTTAGTTAGTTCTTTGGATTTACCATACTTTTTACGCATTACTTATATCCTAAACATAAAGTGTTTTCTTACGTCTATTATTCATTACTTGTCCACAACCTTTGGCTATGGATCGCTTGCCTCTAGCAAGTCCGCCTTCGCGTAGTTTAACAGTAGCAGGTTTTGTATTTTTCACTACAGTCTTTCCTTTTGATCCTGCACGTTTCTTTTTCTTGGCCGTGGACGCTCTTTCACCTTTACTAAGTGATTGCGCCTTACTTCTAGGTAAACATCGGTCTGGGTTCTTTTTGTCTTTAGACGTACCACACTTACCTTTTATATTGCCGTCTGTACCAATTCTAACCCAGTCTTGGTCTACCCATTTTTTAAGGTCGCCCATTACTTCTTACCTTTTGACCCTTTTGCGTAGTTAGGATCTTTACAATATTTTGAAGCTGCCATGTTTGCGTACGCGGAGGGATATGTATCAAAGGTTCGTTTTGCCCACGATTTACCCTTAGAACATATCTTTCCGCCAGACTTATAATACCTACGCATTATCGCA